AATAGGTTTATATGGTTTGCTGATCTGAATGCAAAGTTTGAAGATTATGTTAGTTAGCACAATAAAAATTTAGGGGGAGGAAAAATATGTCAACAGGTTTAATCAAGCTTATGACTGAAAATCCGGAATTACCGGTTATACCGATGGTAGATACAGATGTTGTTGCAGGTGATGAATATGGATATTGGATGGCTTCATTCGGAAAATGTGAGGTCAGAGAATTTGCAGTTGACGAATGGTACGGAGACGGAATTATCAGATATAGGGACGAACATAATGCAGAGGAAGATTTAATTGAAGCAATCGCCGAGTGCAAATATGACGGGACAGATGAAGATTATGAAAAAGCTAAACAGGAAGCAGAAAAACTATGGACAAAGGCAATCATCGTAAATATAGAGTTACCTGATTAAATTTAGATACGCAACCAGTAGAGGGGTGATAAGTTGACAAAAGATATTTTGATCCAGTACAGCGAACTTGTGGAGGAAGTAAAGGACCTGCGCAAGAGGATAGACAACATAGAGAGACAGATAGACAAAATAGAGACAGAGGGCAATGTAATAGATTCTGTCAAAGGAGGATACGGAGGGATCCAGCATTTCAAAATTGAGGGCTTCCCGGATCCGGAGTACAGTAAAAAGAAAACCAGATTATACCTCAACAAGGCACAGCTCGAGAGCGCGGAACTAGAATTGCTAGAACTTACTAATCAGGTTGAGGATTACATACAGTCTATAGACAATAGCAGGATGCGCCGGATTATAAGATATAGAGTTATAGATGGACTGACATGGTACCAGGTGGCGCAGAAGATGGGTGGCAGGACAACGGATGAGAGTGCCAGAAAAGAGTTCGATAGATATATGGAAGAAAGGTAATGTTTGTCCGAATTGTCCGCCGAAAGTATGTTAGTATGTATAATAGAGATAGGTAACACAGAGGACATAGTCAAGATATATAATCGCTATAGTGATAAGATTATAACAAAGGCTTCATGATAACTCCTTAATATATATGCGGCTGCCAGGTGTCACAGCCCGGCGGTCGATTAAGCGGCAAGTGATATCAACGCAAGACCAGCCGCTACAAATTTTCCCTAATACTTTTTATATAGGCACTCATGCTTAGCCGAGAGGACAGCGAGTGCCTTTTAAATAGCAAAAACAAATGAATTTGAGGTGGTGGTGTTGCCAAGAGCAAGAGACCCGAATAGAGATAAAGCGTTCGAGATATATAAAAAACATAACGGTGATATAGATTTAGTTGAGATTGCAAGTCAGCTAAGAGTTCCCCATGGGACAGTAAGGGGATGGAAATCAAAAGATAAATGGGAACAGAAGTTGAACGGAACGTTCCATAAAACGGCGGAACGCTCCAATAAGAAAAGAACGGTGAAAAAGAAGCCTATTGATGATGGAACGAGGGAAACTATGATGAACGAGAACCTCACCCACGAACAAAGGCTTTTTTGTATTTATTACAGTAAGTCATTTAATGCAGTGCAGAGTTATGTAAAAGCCTATGGATGTGACTTAATAACAGCCAATGCAAACGCATCTAGGGTGATGGGATATGATAGAGTAAAGAAAGAACTGCAAAGGCTTAATGAAATAAAAAGACAACAAATAGTCGTTAACGAAGCTGACATGATCGAATATCATATGCGAATAGCTTTTGCAGACATTGGAGATTACCTTACTTTTGGGAGAGAAGAAGTTCCTGTGATGTCTGCATTTGGACCTGTAAAAGATGATAATGGAAACGAATTAACCAAGGAAATTAATACTGTTAAGTTAAAAGAATCGAACAAGGTAGACACTCAACTTATTCAGGAAGTAAAGCAAGGCAAGGACGGGGTTTCAATAAAGCTTGCAGACAAACACAGGTCCATGGAATGGTTGGATAAATATTTCTTGATGAATCCTCTTGATAAACACAGGATTGACTATGATATCAAGAAACAGCAACAAGATACAGAGAGAAGCAAAGCACAAGTCGGTCTTATCAAATCACAAACAGACAAACTGACTGGTTCGGATAATCAAGATGAGCTGAAAAAGCTTGACGAGGTTCTTGCAGAAATAAAGGGGGTTGTATAAATGCCCTTCTCTATAAAACAGCATGAATTCTTCGAAAACGCAAATCACCGGTGGAACATCAAAAGCGGTGCCACCAGATCCGGAAAAACATATATGGATTATTATGTTATTCCAAAGCGTATCAGAAGACGAATAGGAGAACCCGGTTTGGCGGTTATCCTCGGGGTATCAAAAGGGACATTGCAACGTAATATTATTACACCGTTACAGGAGATATGGGGATCAAGGCTTGTTGGAGATATAAACTCGGAAAACATCTGCAAAATGTTCGGTGAAGATGTGTATTGCCTTGGAGCCGAGAAGATCAGTCAAGTATCAAAGATACGAGGATCCTCGATCAAGTACTGCTACGGTGATGAAATAACAGACTGGAGCAAAGAAGTGTTTGATATGCTTAAATCCCGTCTGGACAGGCCGTATTCATGTTTTGACGGGGCGTGTAACCCAGGACCTCCACAGCATTGGTTTAAAAAGTTTATTGATAGTGATGTGGATATATATTGTCAGAAGTATAGCATATTTGATAATCCGTTTAATGATCCAAAGTTTGTTGAAGAACTTTGCAAGGAATATAAGGGTAGCGTCTTATACGACAGATATATTCGCGGTCTATGGGTGGCAGCCGAAGGATCCATATATCGGCTGATGTGTGATGCGGTATCAAGTGAAAGCAGACACAATCCTTATGAACTTACAGAAAAGCCAAAAAACATCATGGAAATCAACATAGGGGTCGACTTCGGAGGAACGGGATCTGGTCATGCTTTTGTAGCAACAGCTTACACCCGCGGGTATCAAAATATTGTTGCCTTGGCGAGTGAGAGACACATGAGCAAGAACGGAAGTATCGATCCTGATAAATTGGGACAGCTATTCGTGGATTTTTGCATAAAAATAATCAATCTTTATGGATACATAACTCATGTGTACTGTGATAGTGCAGAGCAGACGCTAATTGCAGGGCTGAGAACGGCAGCAAGAAAAGGCGGTTTAGGATGGCTGAGGATTGAGAACGCACTTAAAACAATCATTAACGATAGAATAAGATTTACCCAGCGTATGCTAAGTCAGCAACGCTTTTTTTATATGAAAAATCAATGCGATACATTGGTTAACGCCATGACAACAGCGCTATGGAACGAAAAAAAATTAACAGAGGATGAGCGTTTGGACGATGGCACTAGCGATATTGACAGTCTGGATGCATATGAGTACACATTTGAACGCGATATAAGCCGATTTATCCGGTACGAATAGAGGTGAGATTATGAGATTTACTCAAATGGCAAAATTAATCACGGAAGAACTTAATAAAACATCTGATATTAAAATAGATATGTGCCTTAACTCAAAGATGGCAAATGCAATAGAGTTGTGGTCCATGATGTACAGAAACGAATCCCCGTGGGTAAATAATAAAACGGTTTTCAGCGCCAACCTTCCGGCCTCAATCTCTTCCGAGGTAGCGAGATTAGTAACCTTAGAATTGAAATCAGAGGTTGCTGGCAGTGTAAGGGCAGATTACATAAATGGCGTATACAAAAAGACACTAGCAAATCTAAGACAATATACCGAGTATGGATGTGCAAAAGGCGGATTGATCTTTAAACCATATGTAGCCGCAAATGGTGTGCAGGTGCAATACATTCAGGCAGATTGCTTTTTCCCGATAGCGTTTGACACCTCTGGGAACATCACTCACTGCACATTTGTAGAGCAAATTAGACGGGGATCAAAGATATATACCAGATTAGAGATACATCAATTAAACGGCCGACAGCTCAAAATTACCAATAGGGCATTTTTAAGTACGAGTGATGCGGTGTTAGGTAGTGAGATATCAATTTCAGACGTTCCGCAGTGGAGTGAATTGCAATACGAGGTCGTTTATGACGGCGTTAAAAAGCTCCCGTTTGGTTACTTTAAAGTACCACTTGCCAATACAGTAGATGATAGCTCACCACTTGGTGTATCAGTGTTTTCAAGGGCGGTTTCACTCATAAAAGAAGCAGATAGGCGATACTCAAATATCTCATGGGAGTACGAAGCGAAGGAAGCGGCCGTGCATATTGGGACATCAATGCTGAAAATGGACAAAGAGAGCAATAAATTCGAATACCCAGGCGGGAAAGAGCGATTATATCGCGTATTGGAGTATGAAAACGGAGCGACTGATAAACCGCTACTAGATGTCTTTTCTCCTGAGATCAGGGACACGTCATTGTTTAATGGGTTTAATAATCAACTTAAATTGATTGAGTTTAATTGCTCGCTGGCTTACGGCACGATATCTGATCCACAGCTGATAGAAAAAACGGCAGAGGAAATCAAGACCAGCAAGCAACGGTCCTATACAATGATTTCAGATACACAGGCAGCGTTACAGAATGCTCTTGAAGATCTGATAGCGGCTATAGACTTTTGGGCTACAATCTACAATTTGGCACCGATGGGAATGTATGAAACGTCCTATACATGGGATGACAGCATAATCATTGACGCAGACAAGGAGCGCAAGCAGGATATGGCTGATATGGCTGCCGGCATAATGAGACCTGATGAGTATAGAGCTAAATGGTATGGTGAGACACAGACGGAAGCACTTAAGAACTTGCCACAGCCGGATGTTAAAGATGCAATGATGTAGGAGGTAGCGATGTAGGATGGACAATATATTGAAAATACCAAAAATACCAAAACTGACAAAAGGCAAACCTTTTAGAACAAACGTACAATATTGGCGTGACGGTCACAACGAACCGGAAATAGTATCTCCGGTCAAAACTACAGGACAAGCAGTTAGAGAAACTTTAAACAAATTTGTAGAAACAAAGGGTGATTAAATGTTTACACCTTCTGAACTTGAAAAAATTCCTGTCGAAATTCAACGGCTAGTTATTGATTTATCAATGCGTATTATGGAGGATGTGATTGACCGTATTAATATGATTAACAGCATATCCCGTACAACGGATTATGAGATTTACAAGCTTAGTAAGATCGGATTATCAAGCGAGACAATCCGCAAGGTGGTACAAGAGGCTTTGAAGCTTTCAAATGCTGAAATAGACCGAATTTATGATGAAGTTATCCAAGAGGGCTACGCAGAGGATGAAAGTTTATATAATGCAGTAGGTAAACCCTTTACTCCATATGCGGAGAACCTACCGCTACAACAGCTTATAGATGCGATCAGAACGCAAACAAAGACCGAGATGGAGAACATCACGCAGACAACGGGCTTTGCAATCGAAATGAACGGTAAAACGGTCTTTACCCCTATGGCGCAATACTACCAACGAACGCTAGATAGTGCCATGGCAGATATAACCTCCGGTGCATTTGATTACAATACCACAATTAAAAAAGTAGTCAACGAAATGACAAAATCAGGAGTACGTACAGTGGACCATGAAAGCGGATGGAGTAACCGCATAGAGGTAGCTACACGCCGGGCGATTATGACCGGGGTTACGCAGGTTACAGGGAAAATTAACGAATCGAACATGGACGCTCTGGAAACCGATTATGTCGAAGTATCCTGGCACGCTACCGCACGTATAGGAGAGGGCATAAACAACCATCAGGGGTGGCAAGGACGCGTATATCACTGGAACCG